ACCACTTGTGACACCTTCGTCTCCGCCAATAAGAGCCGAGTTATTTTCTAATTTATTTATTTTTTCTTTTAAAGAGTTTAGATCTGAATGTATTACATTTATGTTATTAAGTAATTGCCCCTCTCTATCCATTATAATACCCAATTTGTATAATTGTTCTTTGTTCAATCCCATATAGTATTAATCATTATTAAATTTATTAAATTTATTATATAAAATGGTTTCATAATAAGACGGTGGAGATAATTCTGAATCTGTACTAGAAAACGACCTTTCTTTTTTTAACAAAGGTTCTTCGTAGTCTAAATATTTTTCTTTTTTTAAATTTATAAAAGAGAAAATACAGCCCATTTATTTTTTAATATTTAACAAAGGTTTTATATCAAAAATTTGTTTCTTAGGTTCAGTTTCTTTATTTATATTATTTATATCATTTATGTCCCATGAAATAAATAGTTTATCTTTGTTTAATATAATAACGCAAAATCCTTGTTTCTTTAATACATAAAAAATATAAGCAGTTACGTCAGAAACATCATATTTTGGTTCTCCGAATATATAAACCGGTACATTATATATACATCTTAATTCGCCATGTCTAGCTAGATGACATATTTTATCAGTTACTTTGTTTAAAATATTTTGTTTCATATCCCTATAACGAAAATGCTGTTTTTTCTGTAAATCTATAACTTCTTTCAACGAAGACATTATATATTATAACAGAATTTAAAGTTTTTAAAAAAGCGTAGTTTCAGACTTACCCGGATGATTATTGTTTTCTTCTTCATCAGATTCTTCATCGGACTCTTCATCAGAATCGTCTTCGATATCCTCGCGTTTATTTATCTCTAACTTACTCTCTTTTTTATCTTTAAGATCTTTAAAATCTTCAATTTCCTGTCTTTCTCTAACTTCATCTGAGTCACAATCTTTTTTAAATATACCCGGCTCTAATTTCTTCGACAAAGGTTTTTGAATAGGTATTACAGGAATGTGCTTTTTGTCTTCAAAATCGTCGTCTGAAAATTCATTTTCATTTTCATTTTCATTTTCATTTTCAATTTCACTTTCCACGACTTCGTTTTTATCTGGATAAGTACTTTCTTCTTCATCAAAGGCTCCCGACAGATATTCGCTTAAAATATATTCAATAGGAATTTGATTTGCCACGGTTTCATTTATAGAGGCGACGATAATATCGATTATAATGTTTTTATTTTCATCAATCATTTTCGGATTGTAATAAATGTTCTCAGAACAATTTATAATTATTTTATGTAAAAACGTGTTTAAATTTGGTACTTTTATTTTAACAGATTTATCGTCTGTTTTAAGTCTTACACATGCCAATATTTTGACGTGACTTATAAATATAGCAGTAACTAGATCCATGAGATATGGCAATTTTAAATTTATAGGTCTAAGAACTTCTTCTAACTTAAAACCAGACCAATTTGGAACCGCTTTAAGTTCTTTTTGAAAGTTAGAGTACGAAACCGATCTTCTTATATTATTTTTTTGAGAATCAATATAAATTTGTTTTATTATGTCGTATATACTATTTTGTATACTTGAAATTAATTGTTTTGTATATTCATCTTTAGCGGCCACTAGCACGTTTACGTTTAATGTTTCAGACATGTTTAAAATAAGTATCTATTTTAAAAGTAAATTTTAAACACTAAAAAATAAATACTTATATTAAAGTATGTGTACAATTTCTAAAAAGAAGGTAAAATGGAGTGTAGATCCAGAATTTATAAAAGAAATTAAGATTTCTCTTAATGAAGACAATTTTGAAAAGGCCGGCTCTATTTTATTTAGAGACACTGAATGTAAAAACGGAATTTGTAATAAAGAAAGCACGAAAATTAAAATTAAAAACGGAGGAAAAAGCAGTGTTTTCACGCCCGAAGGTATAATAAATTTTCACACACATCCAAGAAATGCTTATAAATCTCAAGAAGCAGTCTTTGGCTGGCCATCAGGGGAAGATATGGCACAGTGTATAAATTTCGCAAAGGAAGGAACTTTAGTTCATATTGTTTTTACTCTAGAAGGTGCCTATATAATAAAAGTTAATAAAATATTAAATAAACAACAAACAAAAATACTCGAAGACGTTTTTAAAGAGACGCATGTATACAGAAGTTCAAATCAGGCAACTCAACTTAAAAATTTTAAAAAAAAATTTAGATTATCCGGAGTTAGTACACTTGAATTATGGTTAAATCTTGCAAATCAGATTACATTAACAAGATTATATGAATTATATAATTTTATTAATAAAAAAAGTTTAAAAGTACCAAAAGATGATATTAATATATTTGAAGTAAATTTAACAAACATAAATAAGACTTTAGTTTTTAATGCAAATTATATACAAGAAAAATGTCACGCATTGAATTTTAACAAACAATTTCAAAACAGTCTGTCGTAACTTTTATAATATGAAGTTTATCGTAAAAATTAACTAAAATTCCATTTTGACATTTTGTATCAATTAAATATTTTCTTAACTGATTTATTTCTTTAGAAGAAATCTTAGGTGCTTGAGATTTAAGTTCTAAAATATAGTCTATTTCCCCTTTTGAATTATATATAATTATATCCGCTTTTTCTAAACCAACGTATACGTTTTTATAAAAAATAGGTATAATAACTTCAGATTGAATTATAAATCTATTTATATTTAATTCTACACAAAGAGATGTTTGGTATATATTTTCCCGATGATAATTTCCCATTTCAGATTTTACTAGTTTAATACAATCTATTATCCTGGACATGGTGTCTAATTGATGTAAAATTTCTGCCATATAATATAATAAATTCTAACTCTTTAATACATTTATTAAAAAAGACAAATTTCTTCTAATTTTTCGATGAATGACGAATCTTCTTCAATTGGAATTTCATGATCCGGTGTATCCTTTATCATATATTCGTCAAACTTAAAAATTTCTTCTGATTCTTTTAGATTTTTAACTTTAAATTGCGATATTTCCCACCTTATAAAAAAAGAATGTTTTGTGTATACAACTGCACTGCATTTTAATAACGCTATTCCGTCTATTTCAGACGGCAAATCAGTTAAATTAAGTTGAGATTTCTTTTTATCGTAGAAATAAGTGTCTTTGTCGTAAAAACAATGTAAAGTATTATCAACTAAAGCTTCTTTATAAATACCTTGACAGTCTTCTATATTTATTTGTTTTCCAAAAAACTCTTCGCTTTTTTCTGAAGTTATTTCTACAACTGCTTTTGAAATTTCTTTTATAAAATTAGAATTTACTCCATCTATAACAAGTTTTGCTTTATTTTTATCTTTATTTAAAACAAGAGAGTTTTTATTTATCTGAAGACATATTTCTGAATTTTTAAACATTATTTTTGAGTAGTATACATTTTTATTAGTATTTATTGGATTATAAATTTTAATTTCGGCTTTAATATCTTCCATAATTAATTATTTTAAATATTTTATTTGATGTATTGAAACGAGTGTTTATTTTATAATTAATAGATTTTTAATATAGAATTTTCCTTTACCGCACGTAAATGAACATACCATTTTTCCTTCTTTTTTAAGGTTTTTATTACTGATTAATTTACTATTTTCGTCATAAAACTTACTACATTCAGTTATATTCAAAATAATATGTTCATTTATTATACAGTTACTATCTACTTTTGATATTTTGAATAATCTTATTATGTATCCACATATATTCATGAATAAATTATGAGAATCTGAATATTTATTTATTTTTAAATAAATAGTAGATTCTTTAAGACTGTATGTTATAATTGGACTTTTAAGTTCTAATATTTCATCTTTATTTTGAATAATAGAATCTTCGTTTATTTTCAAATCTAATAAATTAATTTTTTTATAAGATAACATCTATACAGTGTAAATATAAATTAATTTATTATCATTACCGAATAATTTAAAATTTTTAAGTATACATACTAAACGGAGGACAATCTTGTTTCTCCTTTTTATTTTCTATAAATATATTCAAAGCTTCTTCAAATTCACCTATAGATATATTATATAAATTTTCTTTTCCAAAATTATTGCGACAATTTATAAATATAGCCTTTTCTATTATATTATTTATATCCCCTCCGTTTCCAGTAAATAAAGATAAATTTGGACTTATAAGTTTAATTAATTCGTCTTTTTCACAGCTTGTTTCCCATTCTTTTTCTTCTATACATTTAAAATATATTTCAGATAATTCTGATGCCGTATAGTTTTCAATGGTAAATGTCCAAGGAAATCTTCTTCTAAGACCAGGATTTAAAGAAAAGAAACACGAATCCAATTCCTTTTTATAACCAGCTATTATACATATTATTTTATCTACGTTTTCAGTAAGGTACTGGTTAATTGTATCAACACACTCTTTTGCATACATATCTTCTTGACCAGAATTTGAACCAAGAGAATAAGCCTCATCTATTAACATTACACCATTTTTACATCTATCGAGTGTTTCCATTGTTTTAATAGTTGTACCCCCGAGGTATTCAGAAATTAAATCCGCACGCCTAACAACATTAAACTTTGTCTTTTTAAATATTCCCAATTTTGAATAAATTTTAGACAATATATGAGAAACTGTTGTTTTACCGGTTCCCGGCGGTCCTTCTAATACAGTATGTAGCATTACACTTTCGTCTATACCCTGTACAAAATACAATATTTGATCTATAAGCTGAGATTTAAGTTTTTTAAGACCTATCATATTGTTAAGATCTATTAGATCTGGGAGTATATTTGGTAATACATTCATTTTAGCCGGAAAAAATGAACGATATTTCCTTTTTGGCAATTTTTTCTCAGAATAATCTGTTATCATTTCTATTAAATTATCTAAATTTTGAAAGTTATAACTTGTAATATCAAATATATTTTCATCTGAATCTGAATAGTGTCCCAATTTTCTTTTCATGTTACAATTATGAATATATTATTTTTTTAAATTATAGAATGTCTATAGATACTTATATATCAGAAATTAATAAAAAAGACAATGTGGATGTTCTTAAAATTGTAAATAAGTTTGAAAAAAAACTGATGAAATGTTTTAAAATGTACAAAGATAATGTAGGATTTGAAGATTATAAAATGAATGATTACGATTACATGGTATTATACGCCATTTGGAAATTTATAAAAGACTTTAAAATAGAAGAATATCTAATCATAATGTACTCATATTAT